CGCAGGTCGGCGTCGCTGGCCAACTCGGCGGCCCGCCGGCGGGCGCGTTCAGACAGGTCGCCCTCGGCCAGGGCCTGCAGCCGCCAGGCGAGGCGCTTCACGAGCCAGGCCCGGTTGTTGGCGTTGGTCGGTTCGCCGAAGACTTCGGCGTACCGGTTTCGTAGCTCTTTGACGGTCATCCGCTGGAGTGCGGCTAGTTCTTTGCCAATGTTCAGGTCCACGTCGTTGTTCTCCTTTCTCGGTGTCTCGGAAATGGTTAACCCGTGTGGACACTGAGCACGGTTTTCGCGGAAAGCTCAAGGCAACTGTCGCCGGTTTTCTCGGGATTTTCCGGGGCGGAATGCTCGTCCGGATCGGCAAAGGTCGCGGCCCGTGCGCGCAGGCGCAGCACGCCGACGGCGAGCACAGCGGCGATCTCACGGAAGCGGTCTTGCGGGGTAAGGTCCGAGTTATCGAACGGTCGCATGGGACATCTCCTGGGAGTTGCCCACAGCGACCTTCGCCCAGCGATCAGTGCGCTGTCCGGCGGTTGGGAATGGTCAACGGCGTTTGGTTTTCTGCATCTTGGCGAAGCTGAGGCGCTCGCGCTTGGCGGGAGCCTGGCCGTCCGTGCCCGGCAAGACCACGCCCTGCATGGAAGCCGCCACGGCGCAACCGACCAGGCAGTCGAGCCAGTGGTTGTCGCCCCGCTCCGGCCGCGGCTTCCACTCGTCCACGGTGCGGCCGCGGCCCTCGGTCTTCACCCGGTACTCGGCGGTCAGGTGCTCCGCGAAGAGACGGTGCATCTCCGGCTTGTCGCCGAAGAGCGACAGGCATCCCCGGTCGCCCATCGGCACGGCCAAGCGGGCGTGGACGAAGGACTTCCAGTAGTTGGTGTCGAAGACCCCGTGCCGCACGGCCCGCTTGCCGTGGACGTTGGGGATGCGCCAGTTGTGCCCGACGCGGTCGCCCGGCCGGCGCTTGTACTCGCTGAACGGCTGACTCGACGCGCCCACGAACCGCCCGTGGCTGGGCAGCACGATCCCCGCGTGGGCCGACTGCCGGCAGAACTGGTAGACCACATCGGTCGCCGAGCCCCAGTTGGCGTCGATCAGGCAGCGCTCGACCCGCAGCTCGGCCCCGTCGTCCCGCCGCCAGGCGCGGCCGAGCAGGTTGATGGTCAGCTTTTCCAGGCCCGCGTAGATGGCCCCTTCGAGGCCGGCCGCCCCGGTCACTCCTGCCAGCGTAAGGCGGGCGTCGCGGAGGGTGAAGTACGGCCGCTTCTGGTCGGGGAAGGTGCCGTAGTCAATGACGTAGCCGGTGAAGTCGTCCTCCCAGGCCGCCACGACGTAGAAGAGCAGGTTGGCCTGCACGTCGATGAACGTGGTCAGGTGGTTGCAGCCGATGGGCACCTCGCCGCGCTTCATCCGGTTGAGCTTGCCGGCGATCTGGTCGGCCGTCAGCTCGTCGTCGCCGGCGACCTCCTCGGGCAAGGGCTCGTTCTGGTACTCGGCGAAGAAGGCGGCCTCGTCCTGGAGCTTCAGGTTCATGGCGTGCTGGACGGCCGACAGCTCGTCGTGGTTGAACCGCTCCGGCCAGGCGACGACCACCCCCGCGTCCATAGCCTCTCGGTTCTGACGATAGAACTCGGTGGCCTCCTCGCCGGCGTTCCCCTGGCGCATGCTCTCGGCGCGCAGCTCGGCGTACTGCTGCCAGAGCTTTTCGTTGGCGGGGAATGAGTAGACCATCTTGGTGCGCTCGCCGTTCCACTCCGGGTGCTTGTCGCGGTCGAGGATGTTGTCGGCCATGTCGCCCGGCCGGATCACCGTGCAGGGCATGATGCCGCTGATCTTCTTGCCGGGGCCGGCCAAACCCAACACCGCTCCCGCCAGAATGCTCTCGCGCGTGGCACACTGCGACAGCGACCGCGCCGACTCGTCGGTCTGAGGGTCGTCGAGGACGACGAGGCTGGGCCGCACCGTCTTGCCGTCGGCCCGCTTGTACTTCATGCCGCGGATGCGGCCGGTGATGCCCGCGACCTTGATGATGGCCCCGCTCGCCTTGCTCTCGGGGACCGTCGGCAGCACGATCTCCCTGGCCGTCCAGCCAATGTGCGTCCGCTCACCCTTGTAGAGCTGACCCTTGCAGCGGTTAGCAATGCCGTCGAGGCACTGGATCGGGTAGACGACCTCGGGGAAGTCCTCCAGCAAGAGGTCGTTGCCGTCCAGCTCCATCTTGATGGAGTCGAGCATGTCCATCGCGTGCCCCTCGTCCGAGCCGATCAGGCACACGAACTCGCGGTGCCCGTACAGCACGGCCCAGATGCAGGCGCACTCGCAGATGGTGCTCTTGCCGCTGCCGCGCGGCATGGCCAGCGCGAACAGGCCGCCGCGCAACACGGCCTGTTCGATGCGGGCGATGACCTTCAGGTGGTCCTTGGACCACGGCAGGTGGAAGGTCAGCGGGAAGTACGACTCGCAGAAGAAGCGGAAGTTGGATTCGGCCTGCGCCTTCCGCCCCGGGTTCACAACCGCCGGCAACTCGCCGATGTCCCGGCCGGCCAGCGACAGGGCGATGTTCCGGGCGCGGGCACGCCCCTTGAGCTTCTCGTAGGGGTCGCCGTCCGGCTCGGGCCTCGGCGCGTGTCGCAGCTGCAACAGCCAGGCGACGTAGCGCAGCAGGTCCACGTGCCGGGCGTCGCCGATGCGCAGGCCGGCCCGGCTCCGATGGCGGTGGAGCTGCCGCTCGTTGATCACCTCGCCCAGCGGGGTCGAGTTGAGCAGCCGGCACAGCTCGCTCGGTCGCAGCTTGCGCGGGTCAATCGCCACGGCCCGTCTCCTTCAGCAGCCAGGCGGCGTAGTGGACGAGGTTGATCGTCCCGTCGGCGTTGGTCGGTGCTCCCGCGCCGATGTCGGCCTGGAGCATCTCCGCGGTGACCGGCCGGCCGCCGATCCGCGTGAGCAGCCGGGCGGCGTCCGCCACGCTCAGGGCGTTCGGGTTCAGGCCGCCCGTCGGCGAATGTTCACGGTCCTCGGCCATCATCGCGCCCCCGGAAAAACCTTCAGAATTCCGCTCGAACTGCGCTTGCTGTATGGCGGAACGCGAGGTAACTGACTGCCCTGACGTTGGCAGCGCGACGGTCGCGTCGCCGATTTCCGCAACCCCGTACAGGGAGACGCAACATGGCGAAGAAGAAGACCCCCAAGACCGAGGCCCCGGCGGACGCGGGCAAGAAGGCCCCGAAGGCGAAGCCCGCCAAGGCCAAGCCCGAAGCCGAGGCCAAGCCGAAGAAGGTCGGCTGCCTGGACGCCGCCGCCAAGGTGCTGGGCGAGACGGGCCAGGCGATGACCTGCCAGGAGATGATCGACGCGATGGCCGCGAAGGGGTACTGGACCAGCCCCAACGGCAAGACGCCCGCCGCCACGCTGTACGCCGCCATCCTCCGCGAGATCACGACCAAGGCCAAGGAGTCCCGCTTCACCAAGACCGAGCGCGGCAAGTTTGCCCTCGCCAAGTGAAAGGAGCGCGGACCATGACGACCAATAACCACCCCATCGAACCCGACGGCTACGACCGCGTGGCCCCCGGCTTTGCTTGCCCGAGCTGCGGCGAGGACGACATCGACTCGCTGGTCTGGATCGACGACGATAAGGTCCGCTGCGACAGCTGCGGGACCGTCTACGACCCGAACCAGCCGGACGCGGAAGCGTAGCCCGCCCCGACAACCCCATCGCCCGTGAGACCCCCCGGCGGGGTCTCTTCTCGTTGGTCGCGTTGGCGTTCACCCCGGCACCTCCGACGCGACGTGGGCCAACGTGGGCGGGCGATCGGCCCCGATTGGCGTGGGGTCCGCCTCCGGGGAACCGGACGCGACGTGGGCCAACGTGGGCGAAACGGGGGCCAACTCCGGGGCCAGATATCGTACCGGCTTGCCCAGCTCCCGCGCGATGCGGATCTCCGCCTGCACCCCGACACTCTCCTCCCAGCCATCCAGCATTAGCACCACCACCTCGTCGCACCGCTCCAGGAACTTGCGGTCGTACTGCTCCCAGAACTGCCAGCTCCCCGGCAGCCCGTGCTGCGCCAGCGGATGGCTGTGGGTGATGGGCGAGAAAACCACCTGGCCGGCACAGAGCAGGGCAACGGCCGCCCGGCAGGCGGCGCGGAACCGCTGCTCGCGCACCGCCGGGTCCGGGTGCGAGTAGGGACTGGCCAGGTAGATCATGCTTCCGCCTCCTTTGTCCCGTCCGGCCGCTGAGGGCCGATGTCCACCAGCTCGGGCGGGAGCCGGCCGCCGGCCGCCCGCGCGTCCGTCTCCAGGGCCGCCAGCAGGTTCCAGGCGGCCGCCACCAGGTGGTCTTCGTCGTCCCGGCCCGCCAGGTAGGCGAACAGGTGGCGCAGGGCCGAGTCCAGGAAGCGGCTGAGCGGGATGCCCCGCTCCCAGTTGCGGTCGCCGTACTTGGCCGCGCCCTTCTCAAAGTGCCGGGCCAGGCGGGTCACCGCCAGCGCGGGAAGCAGGTCGAACCGCCCCTTGCCGGCTTGCCGGTCCCGCACCGCCCCGGTCGCAAACTGCTGGCGCTCGCCGGAGTCGTGCAGCGTGTAGTCGCGCATGCTGATTACCCCCTTTCCACCTTGCGGCCGGTGAACTTCTCCCGGCGCTGGACGATGATCGTGGCTTGTTTGGGTTCGCTCTTGTCCCACCGGCGATGACAAGGAACGCAAAGCCAGCGGACCCGCAACGGCTCGTCGTAGTTGAAGTGGGCTGCCTCGATGCGTCGATCCGTGGCCCCGCATTCCTCGCAGGCATCCGGGCGGACAATGTTCCCGGCCTGAACGTGGTAGCGCAGCAGGCTCTGGGCGGTGCGAGCTTTCGCAATCGTTCGTCGCACGGTCTGTCGTCCCGTCGCTTGCGCCGTGACCTTGCAGGGGTAGGAGCAGAACCGACGCCGCAAATGGGGCAGCGGGAAGATGCCCAGGCATACCGGACAGATCGTCCACGAGCGTGGGCGGCGATTGCCGCCCACCTTACGCTCGCCCGGCGAGCAGCTCGGAGCGCGGGGTTTGATTTCCTTGAGGATCAACACGGAATGCCTCCTTTCCGGTGAACTTGCACCAGCGTTCGCAAATCACGTCACAGTAGAGCGGGTCCAGCTCCATGAGGTATGCCTTGCGGCCGGTCTGCTCCGCGCCGATGAGCGTCGAGCCGGAGCCGCCGAACAGGTCGAGGACGTTCTCGCCGGGCCGCGACGAGTACTGGATCGCCCGCACGGCCAGCTCGACCGGCTTCTCGGTCAGGTGGACCATGTTCTGCGGGTTGACCTTCTTGACCGACCAGACATCGACAGCGTTGTTGGGGCCGAGGAAGACGTGGGCCGCCCCTTCCCGCCAGCCGTAGAAGCACCACTCGTGGTTGCCCATGAAGTCCTTGCGGGTGAGGACGGGATGCTCCTTCACCCAGATGATTGCCTGCGAAAAATACAGCTCGCACGCCTTCAGCACCGGCGGGTAGTTGGCGACGTTGGCGTAGCCGCCCCAGATGTAGAAGGCCCGGCCGGACTCGAGCACGCGGGCGAGGTTGCCGAACCAGGCGTGCAGCATCTTCTCGAACGCCTCGTCGGAAACGAAGTCGTTGGCGAGCGGCCGGTCCTTGGCCCGCAGCTTCTTGCCGGTCGGCTTTGCCTTCTCCGGGTGCCGGACCACGTCCATCTTCTGGTGGTGCGTGACCTCGAACGAGCTGAGGCCGGCGGCGATGGCGTTGTTGCTCCTGGGTTCGACCCGCACGTTGTAGGGCGGGTCGGTGTTGACCAGGTGGATCACCGCGCCATTGAGCAGGCGGTCCACGTCCTCGGGCTTGCCGCTGTCGCCGCAGAGCAAGCGGTGGTCACCCAGCAGCCACAGGTCGCCGGGCTTGGTCGTCGCCTCGTCGGGCGGTTCTGGCACCTCGTCGGGGTCGGTCAGCCCGTCCTTGACGCCGGGGTTGAGCAGCCGGGCCAGCTCATCCTGGTCGAAGCCGAGAAGGCCCAGGTCGTAGTTCATGCCCTGCAGCTCGCCCAACTCGACGGGTAGCAGGTCGTAGTCCCAGTCGGACAGCTCGGCGCTCTTGTTGTCGGCGATGCGGTAGGCCTTGATCTGCTCGGGGGTCAGGTCCGTGGCGACGTGGACCGGCACCATTTCCAGGCCCAGCTTCAGCGCGGCCTTGTAGCGCGTATGGCCGACGACGATAACGCCCTCGGCGTCCACCACGATCGGCTGGCGGAAGCCGAACTCGCGGATGGAGGCCGCGACGGCCTCCACAGCGTCGTCATTGAGGCGCGGGTTGTTGGCGTAGGGCTTGATGTCGGACAGCTTCCGCAGTTCGATCTTCATGGCTCCTCTCCTTCCGCCTGTTGCCGCATCATGTGCTCGACGACCTCGCGGCAGAGTTGCATGAACTCCTCGTTGGTCATCGTGGCCTTGGCCCGGTTGACCTCCTTGTGCAGCACCTGCACATTCTCCATGCAATGTTCGCCGCCGCAGCGTACCGAGACGATGTGGTCCAGGGACGCCGTCTCAGGCGTCAGCGGTCGCCCGGTCAGGGCACAGCGGTATCCCTGCCACTCCACCAGCTTCAGGACGTTGGCCGTGGTGATCGGGCCGCGGGGGCGCGGCGCCGCCGTAACGGGATGTACCGCAGTTTCATGTTGGGTAGGTGGCCCGCCCAGAAGTGCCAGGTCGTGGTGTCCAGCAGCCGGCTGGTCTTCCGGCTGTCCAGCGACGCCTTTATGGATTGGGCTGCCTCTTGCCATGTTGTCGGTCTCCGTCGGGGTTGAGGGATGTAACCAAGCCGCCCTTGGCTCGCGATGTTTCGCCAACCTTGGACCATGCAGTGGGCTGCCCGTGACCAAGGATCGGCGAGCATTTGATGATTGCGATGATCGGTGTTCAGGCGGGCCTTCAGGCTCACTGCCGCCCGTTGCCACGCGTTACGTTGCGGGTGGTTCGACTTCATGGGAGCCAAAAGTTCGGACAAAGAAAACAAAGCCTGCTATCCTTTGCGGCTGTTCCCGCCGCGGGGCCGGGCCGAAGGACGCCCGGGAAGTACCTATCGGCCGTCTGTGTGGTGAGGCTATGCTCACCACACAGTGTGTGCTCACGCCTTGTGGCGTGAGCACACGCAGGGGGTATTAGGGGGACTCACACCACACACAGAACCGCATTTTCGCTGTGTGGTGAGTAGTCGCACCACACGGCAATCGCTGTGAGCAGTGGTCGCCACGACGCTCTCACCACACAGGCGGCTCACGGGTCAGCCTCCTCGTTGGCCGGCTGGGGGACGTTCGCGTAGGCCGACGGTCGGTTGCGCCCGCTCGCCCAGCGGTGGACAAGGGACAGTCCTTCCGCCCGACGCAGCAGGCGTTCCGCCTTCCAGTCGGACAGCCCCACGGCATTCGCTTCGGCGAGGATGGCGTCGCGCGTCTTGGGCTTGCCCGTCACGAACGTCGCCGCGAACCGTTCCGCGTCCCAGGTGGGCTCGGGTTGTTCCGCTTCGTCCGCGTCCGCCTCGGCCTTGCGTGCCCGCCTGGGACGTTCGCTCCGCAGCAGAGTCGGGTCGAGGTCGTCGGCCGGCGTCCACACCGGGAAGGCCCACCGCAGGCACCTTGGTAGGACCGGCGGCCAGGAGCGCACGGCCGCCTCCAGCACCACCACGTCGTCCTCCTCGTGCGGGCGCAGGATCAGGTGCGTGTCGGTCGCCCGGCTTTGACTGCCGGCGCCTGCCCCCACGTCGGTGATCGCCTTGCCGGACTGGTTCCCCTTGCTGGTGTGGTGGATGAGCACGAAGCAGCAGCCCAGCAGGTCGGCGTAGCGGTCGATGGCGTTGTAAACGTTCGCCATCGTGCCGTTGTCGTTCTCGTCCATCTCCTTGGGCATGAAGCGATACATGGCGTCGAGGATGATCACCCGGAACCGCCCCGGGTCGAGGGAGCGGAAGTACGGCCCCAGCGAGAAGATGTCCTGCCAGTGCCCCCGGAGGTTCTGCACGAAGACGTGCCCGCCAACATCACCGAGCCCGATCTGCCGGGCCGCCGCGACCTTGGGGATGCGGTTGGCCGAGGTCTCGCCATGAAGCTCGTTGTCGATGATCAGCACGTCGCCGGCTTCGCACGCGAACGTGTCGAGCCAGGGCCGGCCCGTGGCGACGGCCAGGGCCAGGTCGGTGACCAGCCAGGACTTGCCGATCTTGGGGGCGGAGATGACGTTCATCGTCTCGCCTTGGCGCAGCAGGCCGTGGATCACCGGCCGGCGCAGGTCGGGGTAGCGCGCCACCAGGTCGGCCAGGCTGACCGGGGCGAGCTGCGGCGCCTGGACCTGCATCAACTGGTCCCAGTGCCCTTCGGCCATCGCGGTCGCGATCTGGTCGGGCTCGTACCGGGCGACACTTGCGGCGATGCGCTCGACCTCGCGGGGCGACAGCGGCGGGAAGCAGCGGTCCTTGTTGGTCTGGAGCAAGGCGGCGGCGATCTCGGCCAGGGTCATCCCGACCCGGCGCATGTTCCCGCCCAGGCGCGCCAGGGTCGCGTTCCGTTGGCCCTCCGGGATCGGGTTCGCCTGGCCCCCGCCGGCCGCGACGTGGGCCAACGTGGGCGTTTCCTGGGCCAAGGAGTTGAGCAACCCGACCAACCACGACGGCGGCTCGGGCAGGCTGTCCGGCGGGCCGTCCAGCTCCAGACCCGGTGCCCAGCGGTAGGCACGCCCTTCGACCACCGAGGGCGGAACGAGGATGTAGCCGCCGTCCGTGCGGGTATCGACGTGGGGCGCCAGGCGCGATTCGGTGCAACGCCAGGATTTGCCCGCCGGCCGGCGAAAGAGGTAATGCCGTCCGCCGCGGGGCGTCAGCCCCATTGCGCCGGTCTGGGCCAAGTCGGCGCTGCGCTCCGGGTCGCCCGGCCACGGGTTGGCCTCGCCGTCGATGTCAATGACCACCAGCCCCGCCGCCGGTATGCCGATGTTGGCGTTGGGGTGCTGGGTCCACCAGCGTTCGATCTCCTCCTGGTCCGTGGTCGCGTCGTGGAAGCCGTGTTCGGTCAACGGCGCTTTGCCAGAGGGTGCGCAGGGAAACACCCGGTAGCCCAGCTCGGCGTAGCGGAGAGCGGCAGACAGCAGCTCGGCCGGCGTCACCACGGAATCTCCTCCTCCGCGGCGACCGCGTTGGCCCCGAATGGGAAGTCGAACGCGTCCTCGGGCAGGTCCTTGCTGTCCGGCTGCGGCGGGATGTCGCCCAACTCGTAGCCGATGATCCGGTCGAAGTCCTCACCCGTGACGCTGCGAACGGTGATCTCCCGCGCTGGGGCCAGGCGCCCGTTTTGCGCCAGAGTGACCGCTTCTTCGGCCGTCTCCGGCACCGGCTCGTGCGAGCGCTGCCTCCACCAGGCGACCGCCTTCTGCCGGGCGTAGCCGGTGTGCTCGAAGCAGACCCACTCCGACTTGTACTCGTGCCAGCCGACCTTGTAATCGACCCGCATGGTCCTCGGCGCGTCCTCCGGCGCACCGCGCTTCCTGTGGACGCTGTAAGACACGTCCCGCACGGCGTACCTGGTCGTTGCCACCTGCCCCGACAGGATGCCGGCGCTGCTCGCTTTCGCATCGTGCTTGCCGCGCTCGGGCGGCGGGAACTCGTAGCCGCAATCGGGGCAGCGCGCGTAGCCGGCGGCAATGACCGACTGACATTGCGGACACTCCTTCGCCGGAGCCTGGCCGCTGCCCTGGCCGCCGACCTCCTTGACCCGGACCTGGTCCACCGGGCCGTGCCGCAGCACGTTGCCGCCGAAGTCGAGGACCAGGCAGTTCTGCTTGCCGGGGTGGAGTCGGAAGCCCCGGCCGACCATCTGGTAGTACAGGCCCGGCGACAACGTCGGCCGCAGCAGGGCCACGCAATCGACGTTCGGCGCGTCGAAGCCGGTCGTCAGCACGTTGACGTTGCACAGGTACTTCAGCGGCTCGGCGGCGTTTGCTCCAAAGTCGATCTGAAGCTGGCGTGCCCACCCCTGATCCCGGAACCGGGCAATCAATCGGTCCCGTTCGCCGTCCGGCGTCTCTCCGCTGACGAAGCCACACTCGATGCCGTGCTGCTCTTTCAGTACATGCACGACGTGCTGGCCGTGCTTGATCCCCGAAGCAAAGATCAAGACCGTCTGGCGGTCACGGGTGTACTCGACGATCTCGGCGCAAGCCGCCCGCACCAGCGCGTCCTGGTCCATCAGGTCCTCGACCTCAACGGCGACGTACTCCCCGCCGCGCACGTGCAGGCCGCTGGTGTCCGCCCGCGCCCTGCCGGCCTTGGTGACCAGTGGGCAGAGGTAGCCCTGGACGATCAGCTCCCGAACGCCGACCTCGAAGCAGATCGCGTTGAGGAAGTGGTCCGGGCTGCAGATGAGGCCGGACTTCAGCCGGTACGGCGTGGCCGTCAGGCCGACGACGCGAAGGTGCGGGTTGATCCCCTTGGCGTCGGCCAGGAACTGCCGGTACATCCCGTCGCCCTCGGGCGGGATCAGGTGGGCCTCGTCCACCAGGACCAGGTCGAACGTGCCCAGCTCGACGGCCCGCTGGTAGACCGACTGGATGCCGGCCAGGATGACCGCCCGACCGGTGTCGCGCCGCCTCAGGCCGGCCGAGTAAATGCCGAACCGGACCTCGGGGCAGACCTTGCCCAGCTTGTCCGCAGCCTGCTCCAGCAGCTCCTTGACGTGGGCCAGGATCAGCACCCGGCCGTTCCAGCGCGTCACCGCGTCCTTGCAGATGGTCGCCATGACCGGCGTCTTGCCGCCCGCGGTCGGGATCACAACGACCGGGTTGTCGTCGTGGGTCCGCAGGTAGGCGTAAACAGCTTCAACCGCTGCCTGCTGGTACGGTCGCAGGATCATTCACGCGCTCTCCCCCCGGCCGGTTCCTGGTGTTGCTTGGCCAGGATTCTTCCCCGCCGCCGGCAGTCCTTGCACTGCCGGCCCACGCCGAGCGGACAATGCTTCGCTTTGTTGAACGCCAACAACGGCTTGATCTGTCCGCAGTAAGAGCAGATCTGGCAGTCCTCCAGCGAGTCTTGCCCCAGGCCGATGAACAACTGCGGATTCGCCTTGACGATTTCCCAGTCCAACCGCCGAATGCAAAACCAGCGATCATCGACCGGGATGGCATCCTTGACGGCGTCGCAGACCAGATCGACCACGTTGATGGCATCGCCGCGGTGGTTGGGCTTTTGCACCAGGATGTCCAGCCAGACCTTGTTGTGGGCGATTCGCCGGCCGGCCAGGGCCTGTCGGAGGCGGAGCGTGATCTCCGTCCGCATGGCCCGCGATTCCCGGCGCAGGGCCACGTGCCCCTGCCGCCGAAGGGCGAAGAGATGGTTCTTCGAGGCCGCGTAGCTAAAGGGGACAGCCACCCGCAGGCTCCACACCAGGTCCGGGTTGGCAGCGTTCCAGAAGATGGACTGCCGGCCGTGCTCGTTGGCGATGGCGCCGGCGCGGCGGTCTGCTCCGGCCCGTCGCTGGCTGTGTTCCGCCTGGCGGGCCTTCTGCTCCACGGAGCGCGGATGTGTCCGCGCCCAGAGGCGCTTGCGGAGCAAATCCTTCTGCTCGGAACAGGCCTCGCAGTACTTTTGCACAGGACCGCGGCGGCGACACTCAGCACCGCAGTTCAAGCACTCAATCAAGCGGCTCATGTGGCCTCTTCGTGTAATAGAAGCCTGGCCTATGCTTCGGTCGCGTAGGCGCTACCAGGACCATCGGCGGACCAAGTCAGGTGCCTGCCGGGGGAGGCCCGTTCACCAGAAGGCACAAGCCAGGCGTTGGGAATCAGCGCCGCCAGGGAGGCGCGTTGGTCGCCGCCTGCTGCGGCTGGCCGGCGGCCGCCTCCTTCTTGGCGTAGCCGCGGACCTCGTTCTGCAGCTCGCCGGTGTCCTCGCGCTTCTTCAGCTTGACCGTGATGACCAGCGGCAGGTTGTGCAGCTCGCAGCTGTCCTTGGGCGTCAGCACGCCCACCGCCCGGCAGATCGCCGACAGCTCGGCGCGGGCGATCTTCACCGCCGTCTCGTTGGCGTTGTGCAGGTTCAGCCGCGCCCAGACGAAGCGGTTCTTGTACGGCCCCTCCAGGATCTGGAAGGTCAGCTGCAGGTAGCGGCCGTCGCCGCTCTTGGTCGGCTTCATCTCCGAGTCGGTGATCATCGCCAGGTACTTGCCGGCGGGGATCGGCTCCAGGTCGGTCGTCGGATCGACTTCGTTCGCGTTGAACCCGTGCAGGTCAGCCATGGGTCACTCTCCTTCAGGCTGGAGGCTGAAGGCTGTAGGCCGGAGGAAAACCAAAAGACGGTCTTTGCCTTCCTTCAGCCTCCAGCCTTCGGCCTCCGCTCTCAGTTGGGTTGGTGGAAGAACGAGGCGTAAGCGTGCCAGTCGAGCGGCAATTCGTCGGGCAGGCCCAGGCGGTTCTTGGCGACGTGCGAGGGGCGCTCGCTGGTGTACAGGACGCGCTCGCCGGTGCCGATGCCCTTGGTCTTCTTGCGGCTGAAGCCCTCATCGGTCTGCTTGGTGTAGACCTTGTAGGTGGCGAACAGGACCTCGTCGCACCACTCCTGGATGACCTGCGAGGCCAGCTTGTGCAGCCGGGGCACGTAGCGGTCGTAGCTGTCCGTCTCGGGGTTCTCGAAGCGCTCGATGCGGGCGTGGGCGATGAGCACGACCGTCATGCCGCGGTCGTTGCGCAGGGCGTCCAGGCCGGTCAGGAACTCGCGCCAGGGCGTCAGGGCGAAGACGTAGCCCTTGCCGTAGCCGATGTCCTCGATGTTCTCGACGGAGCGCTGCCGGCAGACCTCGGCCCAGATCAGCCGCTCCAGCCAGTCGAGCGAATCGACGACGACCGTGCGGTAGGGGTGCTGCTCGGTGTAGAGGGCTTCCAGGGCCTTTAGCGCGTCCGGGTACGACAGGGCCAGGGGGAACTTGTCGCAGTCGATCTCGCCCAGGCCGTCCTCGGTCTGGACGAACACGGGCCGGTCGCTGCCGGCGCCGAAGGTCGATTTGCCGATGCCGTGGGTGCCGTAGAGCAGCACGCGCCGTGGGGCCGGCCGCTTGCCGCTCTGGACTTGTGCCAGGAGACTCATGGTCGGTTCCTCAGGAGGCTGAAGGCTGTAGGCCGAAGGCTGAAGGACAACCGAAGACCGTTTTGGCTTCCTTCAGCCTTCGGTCTTCGGCCTTCCGCCTCACAGGTGGTCGAAGACGCGCAGCTCCTCGTAGCCGGTGGGCCAGTGGTCCAGCTGCCGGCAGCGCACCAGGCGCTCCAGGGCGGCCTCGTTATCCAGCTCCGCGACGGCCAGGACGTTCGGGTCGATCCGCCAGACGCCGCAGCGAAATGGCTCGCGCTTCTCGACGGCGATCAGGTAGACCGGGACCTGCTCGCCGCCCGCCAGTGCCAGCAGGGCACGGTAGAAGGCGAGCTGGTGGAGGTAGCCGAACGACCGGGCGTCGGCCTCGAGGTACTTGAGGTGGTCGCAGGTCTTGAGATCGACGAGGCCCTTGGCGGGGTTGAGCCAGTCGAGCCGGGCCTGGCAGGGGACGCCCCGGTAGTCGCAGCGGAGGACACTCTCCGGCAGCCCTTCGGCCAGGAGTTCGCCGGCCACGGGGTGGCGCTGCACCGCGCCGGCCAGCTCCTCGACGAGGGCAGCCTGGCGGTCGGTGAGCACCGGCTTGGCCTGGCGCTCGGCCCACTCCTGGTAGGCCTTGGAGCGGCTGTCGAACAGCTTGCCCGTCGCCGGGTTGGTCGGCCCGCCGAAGGCGTACTGCCGCCGGTAGGCGTCGCGGCCTTCCAGGATCAGCGTGTGGGCGGCGCGGCCAATCTGGAAGGCGGGGCGGTCCTCCTCGACGACCAAGCCGAGCTGTCGCTTGCGGTACAGGAGCGGGTTCTCGCGGAAATCGGCCAGGGCGTGGCTGGTCAGGTACTCCTTCGATTTGGCGTGGTACACTTCGGCCGGCTCGCGCAGCAGAAAGTCGAGACGGCCGAGGGCGGGCGCGCCGGAACAACCGTTCCGGCGCGCCCAGGGAAATGCAAGCATCATGGCGTCCCTCGGCGTGATGGGTGTCTACTTCTAAAGGACGCAGTGGCGCGGCGGGGTGACGGATCACCGGCTCAAATAGGCCCGCAGCCCCGCGTCCTCGAAGTGCTGCCGCAGCCGGCTGATGGCGTCGTGCAGGGTGGTGCGGGGGACGCCGACCTGGCGGGCCACAAGGGCGATGGAATGGTCCTTGAGCCGCTCGCACAGGTCGCGCAAGTCGGGCGGCAGCATGGCCAGGACGGTGGCCACGTCGTGGCCCAGTTCCACGTCTTCCAGACGACTGCGCGGGGCGATGCCGAGGCGAGTGTGCGTATGGTCCTCAGGAATGGTCCTGGCCATCTCGACGCGCTGCCCGTCACAATCGACCACCCGCTTGCTCAGCGAGCTGACGCGCCGGTGGTCGCGCTTCTGGGCCTCGCGGCGGCGGATCAGCGAGATGGCGAAGCGGGAGATCACACGCCGAAGGAAGGCCTGCCGGTCCTGCGGCGGCTCCTTCAGCCGGCGCAGGCACTCCAGGAGGTGGAGGGCGAACTCCTGCTTCAGGTCTTCGCGGTCGGAAGGGGTGAAGCCGTTGCGGCCGATCATCTGCTTGACCCGCTCCTTGACGAGTTTCATGGCGAGGTCGTCGAACAGCTCTTGCATGGGAAGCTCCTCCGCCGGCCGCGGAGGAGGGCGCGTGGGTGAGCCGTCGTCGGCGCGGACCCAGCCCTGTCCGGGAAGGTGTCGTGTGTGATGCCGAAGCGGCGTCACCCACAACGACCTCCACGGTGTGGCCGGTCTGCTGTCAGGTGGTGGAATCAGGAATCAGGAAACGGAACGACGGAAGGCAGAGCCGCTGTCAGGCCGCGGCCTCCTCAAGGGCGACGCGGAACGGCAGTCCGTGTTGCACCTCCAGACGCTCGATGACGCCGTCGCCGAGCGTGTCGAGGCAGGCGAAGAACTCCACGAGCTGGGCCTTGAGCACGAAGTCGCGGAGGGCGGCCTCGGGACGCGGCCCGTTCCGCGCGCCGAACTTGATCTCGCGGACGACGCGGGGCGGCGGGTCGAAGACCGGCTGGCTGTCGAGGATCTCCAGCCGCTCGATGTGGCCGAAGTTGAGGTCTTGCATCAGCTCGACGAGGCGCTGCCGCGCCGGGGACAGGGATGACTTGCTGGACGGGGTCTGCATAGCGAACCTCTCAGCTACTCGCCGGGGCCAGCGGCCGCAGCTTACGGTTGCTGCTGGCCCATCGCCGGCCCGTCACCCCCGACTGGCGAAAATTCGCAGCGAGGGCGATTTTTCGCGGGGCCGGCCACAGGGTTGACGCTCTAAGGCTTGGCCTATCAAGAGGTTCTGGAATTCGACTTTTTTCGGGTTTTCTTCCAAAGGTCCAGCGAAAATTCGCAGCAGCCCCGGCAGCTGCAGTGTTGGTCCAGAATTGCCGGGCCTTCATCCGTCACCTCGCCGCGCCACTGCGTCCTTTAGAAGTAGAGAGAGTGATTTGCGGAGGACGCATGGCGGACGACCTTGAGGACAAGATCCGTGAGAATGCCCAGGGGCCGTCTAAGGCCTCGGGCGACGCCGGCAGCGTCGAGCAGCACCCGCTGCCCGACCAGATCGAGGCCGACCGCTACCTGACCTCGAAAGAGGCGGTCAAGTCGAAGAAGCGCGGCCTGCGCTTCAACAAGCTCGTCCCACCTGGAACGGAGTAGGCTTGCTGAACTGGTTGACCAATCTGTTTGCTCGGCGCTCCCGGTGCGCGCCGCGCCGCGCAGTGCGGGCCATCCGCGCCCGCTACGACGCGGCGGTGACCAACGACGACAACCGCCGGCACTGGGCCAACGCCGACGGCCTGTCGGCCAACGCCGCCAACAGCGCCGAAGTCCGCCGCGTGCTGCGGAACCGGGCGCGCTACGAGGTCGCCAACAACAGCTACGCCCGCGGCATCGTGCTGACCCTCGCCAACGACGTGATCGGCACCGGGCCGCGGCTGCAGATGCTCACGGACGACGCCGAGGCCAACCGCCGCATCGAGCAGGCGTTCGCGGCCTGGGCCAAGGCGGTCAGCCTGGCCGGCAAGCTCCGGACCCTGCGGATGGCCCGCGCCCACGACGGCGAGGCCTTCGCCGTCCTGACCAGCAACCCGAAGCTGCCCACGCCCGTGCAGCTCGACCTGCGGCTGCTGGAGGCCGACCAGGTCTGCACGCCGGACCTGGCGGCCCTCGACGCCAACGCCATCGACGGGATCGTCTTTGACGCCGCCGGCAACCCGGTCGAGTACCACGTGCTCAAAGAGCACCCCGGCGAGACGAGCCGGCGCACCTTCCTCGACTACGACCGGGTGCCGGCCGCCTCCGTCATCCACTGGTTCCGGGCCGACCGCCCCGGCCAAGCCCGCGGCATCCCGGACATCACGCCGGCCCTGCCGCTGTTCGCCCAGCTGCGGCGCTTTACGCTGGCGGTGCTCGCGGCCGCGGAGACGGCCGCCGACTTCGCCGGCATCCTTTACACCGACGCCCCGGCCGGCGGTGAGGCGGACGCCGCCGAGCCGTTCGAGCCCATTGAGCTGGAGCAGCGGGCGCTGGTCACCATGCCCGGCGGCTGGAAGATGAGCCAGCTGCAGGCCGAGCAGCCGGCCACGACTTACGCCGAGTTCAAGCGCGAGGTGCTCAACGAGATCGCGCGGTGCCTCAACATGCCGTTCAACGTCGCGGCGGGCAACAGCTCGGGCTACAACTACGCCTCCGGCCGGCTGGACCACCAGACCTACTTCAAGGCGATCCGCGTCGAGCAGGCGCACCTGGAGTGCGCCGTGCTGGACCGCATCCTCGCCGCCTGGTTCGACGAGGCGGCGCTGATCCCCGGTCTCCTGCCCGCCGGCCTGGGGCTGATCGCCGACTGGCCGCACCAGTGGTTCTGGGACGGCCACGAGCACGTCGATCCGACCAAGGAAGCCAGCGCCCAGGCGACACGGCTGGGCAACCACACGACGACGCTGGCCCACGAGTACGCCAAGCAGGGCCGGGACTGGGAAGAGGCCCTGCGCCAGCGGGCCAAGGAGCTGGCGCTGATGCAGGAGCTGGGGCTGACGACGGCGCCCGCGCCGCCGACGCCGCCAGACGAAGAACCGCCGGACGACGAACAGGGGCCGGACGAAGAAGGGGAGCCCGCGGATGGCGACGAAGACGCTGAAGACGCCGAAGGTGATCCGCGCGAGCGCGAAGCGGCCGTCGCCTGACGGCCGGCTCAACCTGCTCGCGGAGGCGGTCACTTTGGAGGCGGCGCCCACCGAGGGCGATGCGCAGAAGCTGCGGCGCTTCACCATGACCGCCTACACCGGCGGGGCCATGCAGCTCGCCGGCTGGCGCTACCCGGTCGTCGTGGACCTGGCCGGCCTCGACGTGGGCCGGCAGCGCCGGCCGATCCTCCTTGACCACACTCGCGACGTGGACTTCGTACTGGGGCAGACCGACTCCGTCGCGGTCATGAACAACCAGCTCCTGGTCGCCGGCCAGGTGATGGGCGACTCGCCCAAGGCCCGGCAGGTGATCGCGCTCAACGACCGGGGCTTCGCCTGGCAGGCGTCCATCGGGGCGCGGGCCGAGCAGGTCGAGTTCGTGCCGGAGGGCAAGACGGCCCAGGCCAACGGCCGGGAGTTCGCCGGCCCCGTCAACATCGCCCGTCGGGCCACGCTGGGCGAGATCAGCTTCGTCGTGCTGGGGGCGGACGAGAACACCTCGGCGCAGATCGCGGCGGAACAGGCTGGAGACCGGAGGCCGGAGACCGGAGGCGAAGACATGGACTTTACCCAGTGGGTCGAAGCGCAGGGCTTCATCGCGGACACGCTGACCGAACAGCAACGAGAGAGCCTGCAGGCGCTGTATCGCGCCCAGGTTGAAGGCCACACCCCGGCCAGGGCTGCTGCGAGCCTCCAGTCTCCGGTCTCCAGCCTCCGGTCTGAAGCGGCGGCCGAGGTCAAGCGGATTGCCGCGATCCGCAAGGTCTGCGGCGGCAAGCACCCCGAGATCGAGGCCAAGGCCATCGAGGAGGGCTGGGACGCGACCCGTGCCGAGCTGGAGGTCCTGCGGGCGTCCCGGCCGCAAGGCCCGGCCATCCACACGACGAACGGCAAGCCGCCCACGGCGGCGGCCATCGAGGCGGCGCTGTGCCTGTCGGTGCGGATGCCCGAGGCCAAGGTCCTGACCTGGTACGGCCCGCAGACCGTCGAGGCGGCCCAGTCGCGCGACCTGCGCGGCCTGGGCCTGCACGAGCTGTTCTACCACGTCATCCACGCCGCCGGCGGCCACGCCCGGCCCGGCCGCATGACCGACGACACCATCCGCACGGCCTTCGAGGCCGACCGCGCCCTCCGCGCGGCCGCCGGCGGGTTCTCCACCATCAGCCTGTCGGGCATCCTCTCCAACGTCGCCAACAAGGCGCTCTTGGAGGCGTACAGCGCCGTCGAGGGCGTGGCGACCCGCATCTCCGCCCAGGCCGACGTCAACGACTTCAAGCAGGTGACGCGCTACCGCCTGACCGGCCAGGGCACGTTCGAGAAGGTCGGCCCCGACGGCGAACTGAAGCACGCCCAGCTCACCGAGGAATCGTACACGAACCAGGTCGATACCTACGGCAAGATCATCGCCATGACCCGGCAGATGATCATCAACGACGACCTCGGGGCGTTCCTGCAGATCCCGCGCATCCTCGGCCGGCAGTCGGCCCTGGCCGTCGAGTCGGCGGTGTTCACGCTCTTGCTGGCGAACCCCGGCGGCTTCTTCAGCGCCGCCAACAAGAACTTCTTCTCCGGGGCCAGCTCGGCGCTGCAGATCAGCGCGCTGACGACGGCCGAGCAGCTGTTCCTCGACCAGACCGATAAGGACGGCAAGCCGATCCTGATCTCGCCGGCCATCCTGCTGGTGCCGACTTCGCTCAAGGTCACGGCCCAGCAGCTGATGACCGAGACGCGGGTCAACGAGACGACGACCGCCGACAAGCCCAAGCCGGCCAACAACCCGCACGCGGGCAAGTGGGAGCCGCTGGCCTCGCCGTACCTCAACGCGCAGGGGATCGCCGGCGGCAGCGCCACCGCCTGGTATCTGTTCGCCGACCCGGCCGACGTGGCGGCCATCGAGATCGCCTACCTGCGCGGCATGCGGACGCCGACCGTGGAGAGCGGCGAGACGGACTTCGACACGCTGGGGATGAAGTGGCGCGGCTACTTCGACTTCGGCGTGGCGATGCAGGACTTCCGGGCCGCGGTCAAGAGCGCCGGGGCGTAAGGGGCCGTCACCCAACGACAGGAGACTGACTCATGGCTCAAGCCGTTTTCGTCCACGAGGGGGCGTCCATCGACTACACGCCGGCCGCCGACGTGGCCGCCGGGGACGTGGTCGTGCAGGGCGACTTGGTGGGCGTTGCCAAGCTCGACATCAAGGCCAATAAGCTCGGGGCGCTGGCGGTCGAGGGCGTCTTCGACTTCGCCAAGGCGACCGGGGCCGGCACGGCCATCGCGGTCGGGGCGGTCGTGTACTGGAACGACGCCGCCAACCAGGCGACCACCGTGGCCGCGGGCAACAAGCTGCTCGGCAAGTCGGTGCGGGCCGCCAGCGACAACGACACGACCGTCCGCGTGAAGCTCAGCCAGTGAGGACGCCGTGCCCGACCTGTTGCAGACCGGCTCCGACTGGCTGGCCGACCAGCTCAAGACGCACGCCTCGCGGCCGGTCGTTTACCGCCGCGGCGCGCTGCAGGTCGCGGTGCAGGCGACGGTCGGGCGGACGCTCCTGAAGCTCGACGATGGCTATGGCGGCGTGCGCATGGAGTGGACCGACCGCGATTTCCTGATCCATGCGGCCGACCTCGTTCTCGGCGGCACGCCGACTTTGCCCGAGCGAGGCGATGTCATCCGCGAGACACAGGGGACCAAGACCTTCATTTACGAGGTCATGGCCCCGGGCAGGGAGCCGCCCTGGCGCTGGTCGGACGTCTTTCGCAAGCTGCTGCGGATTCACACGAAGCAGGTGGGGACCGAGTAGATGGCCGTGATCCTCGACATCGCCGACGCGGTGGTTGACCAGCTGAACGCGACCCCGTTCAGCCAGCCGCTGACCGCCGAGCGGCACTACCAGCCGCGGTTCGAGCTGTCCGAGATGACCGAGTTGAAGGTCAGCGTCGTGCCCCGCTCGCTGGCCTCGAAGTCGCTGGACCGCAACCGCGACAGCTTCGATTACCTGATCGACGTGGCGGTGCAGAAGAAGACCGACATGACCCAGGCGGCGCTCGACGCCCTGATGGCGCTTGTCGAGGAGATCACCAACCACTTCCGCATGCAGAAGCTGGCCGGCTACCCCGCCGCCCGCTGCACCGAGGTCAAGAACGAGCCGGTCTACGCCCTGGAGCACCTGGACGAGCTGCGGCAGTTCACCAGCGTCATCACGCTGACCTTTCGCGTCTGGAGGTGACGCATGATCGGCATGACGTTCCAGGCCGCCAAGGGCAGCTTCTTCGACCGCGAGAAGGTCAAGCGCTCGGTGGACGCCGGCACGCGGAAGGTGCTGTCGAAGTTCGGCGCGTTCGTGCGGCAGCGGGCCAAGACCTCGATCCGCAAGCGCAAGGGGACCAGCCCGCCGGGCGCGCCACCTTACTCGCACGTGGGCCTATTGCGGAAGTTCATCCTGTTCGCCTACGACCCGCAGCACCAGAGCGTCGTCATCGGCCCGACGCTGACGAAGGAAGAGTCCCAGGCCCCGCGGCTGCTGGAGCACGGCGGCGACGCGGTGTTGGAGGAGGCCGGCAAGGCCCGCCAGGTGCGCTACCGGCCCCGGCCGTTCATGCGGCCGGCCTTTGAAGCGGAGAAACCCAAGCTGCCGGCCCTGTGGCGCGATTCGGTCCGATAAGGAGGAAATCACATGAACCCTGAAGAGGTTCGGAGAGGGTTGCAGACTCTGTTGGATTTTGCCGGTTGGGTTGCGAAATGGACCCCGACGCAAAAGGACGACGAGGCGTTGACCTTCTTGCGTGCGCTGGTGGATACGCCGGGCTTGATCGAATTGTTGGCGCGCTTGCTGCGCGGCAAGTAGGGCACGTGAGGAGACACGCTCATGGCAGTGAAACTCGGCCTCGATGCCAAGCTTTACCGCAACACGGGCACCTTCGCCGCCCCGGTGTGGAACGAGGTCAAGAACGTCAAGGACGTGACCCTGAACCTGGAAGCGGGCGAGGCCGACGTGACCACGCGCGGCAACGCCGGCTGGCGGGCCACGGTCGCCACGCTCAAGGACGGCTCCATCGAGTTCGAGATGGTCTGGGACACCGCCGACGACGACTTCGGTGCGATCCGGGACACCTTCCTGAACCGCGGCGCGATGGAGTTCGCGGTGATGGACGGAGACATCACGGCCGCCGGCTCGCAGGGCCTGCGGGCCACCTGCATGGTCACCAACTTCAGCCGCAACGAGGCGCTGGAGGAAGCGATCACGGTCAGCGTCACGGTGAAGCCGACCTACTCCGTCAACCCCCCGTCCTGGATCATCGTCCCCTGATCCCCCTGAGGAGGCACCATGCGTTCGATGCTGTCGGTCTGTTTGGTCCTGGCACTCGCCCCCGCCGCGGCGCGGGCGGACACACTCCGCATCGCGGGCGAGACGAAGTACAAGCCCCACTCCCTGGTCCGCCTCCGCGCCGAGGGCGTGGACACCAAGGCCGCGATCCTGTGGCGGGTCCACCCCTCCAAGGACGTGCAGCGGGCGACCGCGCCGCGCGGGGTGCTGGAGTTCGCCGCCCACCCCGGCACCTACGAGGTCGAGCTGCTCGTCATTCGGGCCGTGGGCGACGGCCTGCAGGTGGACGAGGCGCGGGCCACGGTGGAGATCGAGCCGTGCCGGCCGGTGCCTCCCACCCCGCCGGCGCCGCCGAAGCCCGAGCCCAGGCCGCCCGGCGGCGGCAAGCTCGACCCGGCGGGCGCCCTGGGCCGCATCCGCTTCGGCAACGCCGGCTGCACGGCCACGGTGGTCGGCCCGCGCCGGCCCGACGGCCGCTGGGACGTGCTGACCGCCGCCCACTGCGTCTCGGGCGTGGGGCAGCGCGGCACGCTCACCCTCAAGGACGGCCGGACGCTGGGCCTGCGGGTGGTCGCCCACCACAAGACGCCTGACGTGGCCTGGTGCGTGACCGAGGAGGAGGTCGCGGACCTCCCCTTCGCCCTGATCGCCGCGAAGAACCCCGAACCGGGCACGGCGATCTGGCACATGGGCTACGGCGTGGACAAGCCGGGCAACCGCGAGGACGGCACGGTCGTCGCGGGCGAGAACGGCCAGGGCCAATTGCGGATGACGCTCAGCGTTTCCTCGGGCGACTCCGGCGGCGGCATCTTCCGTAGCGACACCAACGAACTTATTTCCGTGGTCTGCTGCACCAGCGGCATGGGCCGCAAGGTGTCGATGTGGGGCTGCTCGGCGGAAGTCGCCCAGCGGACCCGGCCCAAGGCAACGGACCCCGAGGAGGCCTGGACGCCGGTCCCGATCCCCCTCCGATCCTGGCCTGCCGACTTCGATGACGAGTGGCAGCCAGTCCCGATCCCGATCCGTGTGGCCAGGTGACAGACCAGGAGACGCCGATGCGGACCTTCACCGACAACGCGGGGCGGACCTGGACCATCGCCATCAACGTGGCGGCGATCAAGCGCGTCCGGGGTCTGCTCAACGTCGATCTGTACAAGCTGGTGGACGACGGCTTCAAGCCGCTGGGGGCGCTCGTCGGCGACCCGGTGATGCTCGCCGACGTGCTGTACTGCCTGTGCAAGGACGAGGCGGACGCCAAGCAGGTCAGCGACGAGGACTTCGGCCGGGCGCTGGCGGGCGACGCGATCACCCTGGCTACCGACGCCTTCCTGGAGGAGCTGATCGATTTTTTCCCCGAAGCGCGGGCACGGAGCAGCCTGCGGAAGATCGTGGCCGAGAGCCGGAAGGTCCGGGACCGGCTGCTGGGCCGGGCCGAGAAGGTCCTGGAGACGTTCGACGCCGACCGCGAAGCGAACAGGTTGTTACGCTCATTTGGCATTGCGCCGGAGTCCTCGGCATCGACCCCGGCCCCTTCACCCTCCGGGAACTCTGCCTGATGGCCGAGGCCCGCAGCCGCGACCGCTGGGCGCACACCTCCGCCCTGCTGGCGCTGATTGCCAACGTCCACCGCGACCACCGGAAGAAACCGTCACCCTACAGGCCGGCGGACTTCAACCCCCACCTCCGCCGGCGGGAGCCGCCGGTGGGCAAGGCGCCGATTGAGGTGCTCAGGCAGGTGTTCGTGGACCGGAGGTGACGATGGCCGCCGCTTCGGGGATTCGTGCCGGTGCCGCCTACGTCGAGCTGTTCGTCAAGGACAGCCGGCTGGTCAAGGGGCTCAACGCCGCGTCGGCCCGGCTGAAGGCGTTCGGCGCGAGCATCACGGCGCTGGGCGCCCGGATCGCGGGCCTGGGCGTCACCCTCGCCCTGCCGTTCCTGGGCGCGGCCAAGCTGTTTGCAGACATGGGCAGCGACATGCTCGACATGTCGCAGCGGACCGGCGTGGCGGTCGAGGCGCTGTCCGAGCTGCGCTACGCCGCCGAGCAGTCGGGCTCCGGCGCGGAGGACCTGGAGAAGGGCCTCCGCACGATGAGCCGCAACATCATCGAGGCGGCGCGCGGCTCGGCGTCGGCGCGGCGGGACCTCGCCCGCCTTGGCCTGACCATCGACGACCTGACCGGCCTGTCGCCCGACCAGCAGTTCGAGCTGATCGCCGACCGGCTGGCGCGCATCCAGAACCCGGCCAACCGCGCGGCGATTGCGATGGAGATCTTCGGCCGCTCGGGGGCCAACCTGCTGCCGCTCTTGTCCACGGGGGCGCAAGGCATCCAGGAGCTGCGCCGCGAGGCGAACGGCCTGGGCCTGACCATGAGCACCGAGGACGCCCAGGCCGCCGAGGAGTTCGGCGACGCCCTGTCCAGCCTGTGGCGGTCGCTCAAGCAAGTCGTGTTCATGGTCGGCGCGGCGCTGGCCCCGACGCTCAAGCAAATCGCCGAGTGGATCACCCGCGTCGCCGCCAACAGCGCGGCCTGGATCGACGAGAACCGCGAGGTCATCACGATCATCGCGGCGGTGGTCGCGGGGCTCGTGGGAGTGGGCGCGGCGCTGATGATCTTAGGGCCGATCATCTCGGCGGTCGGCACGGCCATCGGGCTGGTGACCTTCGCCATCTCCGCGGCCACGACGGCCGTGAGCCTGCTCGGCGCGGCCATTGGCTTCCTGCTGTCGCCCATCGGCCTCGTGGTCGCGGCCGTGGGCGGCATCGCCGCTGCCGTCCTCTTCGCCACGGACGAGGGCAACATGGCCCTGGAGTCGCTGG